GCCGCCTGATCCCGCACGGCGATCGCACCGTGCTCAGAGGGCATGGTCACAGCTGGTCGCCCACCCGTGGCACCAGCTCAGTCCAGTCCGCGACAGCCTCGTCGTCGAGCACCTTCACGGCCAGGCCCCCCGCCTGGACGTCGAGGTAGGTCAGCACCCAGTGCCCGTGACCGTTGAAGTCCTGGGCGAAACGCTGAGCCACGTAGCCATCCGGGCTTACTCGCGCCGCGACTTCCGTGAGGTTCATCGCTCCAGCTTCCTGGAACCGCCCGTGTTGGGCACCCCGTCGATGATCCACGTGAGCACCGTCGAACTCGCCGCGCCCTCAGCGGCGACCTGATGGGCGTTGATCAGACGGCGGGCCTTCATCCGCCGGGTACCGGACTGATGGAAGTGCGCGTAGGAGATGTCAGTACCGGCCTCGACCTCGTGAGCCCGGATGTGCTCCACGCCCAGCGGACGCCGCGTCAGCTCGCTGCGCATCGACGTCGTGCGCACCAGCGGCTCATTGAGGAACCCTTGGCCGCGCTTCTGGGCGACCGTCGACGGCATCAGCGGTGCCCACGGGGTGCGCCAACGCGCCCCGCGCGAGTTGAACTGCTCAACGTTGGTCACCGCCCACCAGGTCAGGAACTCCTCCCACGCCGGGGACAGCTCCGTCGACCGTGCCCGCATCTGCTCAAGGTTGCGGCGCACCCGGTCCAGGCCCTCGACACTGACCCGGATCATCCGCTGGTCCGTAGCCGCCGCCGGGACCGCAACATCAGCAGCTCGTCGTCAGTCCAGCCCTCTTTGATCGCGGGTGGCTCTTTCGCGTCCAGCGCGCGGGCGACAACCGTGTCGTCGTGACGGTTGAGCATCGTGGCACCCACCTTGTCCACGATCGCTCCCACGATGTCACCGACCGGCCCCCAGCCGGCCATGTAGTGCATCGTGATCCGCTGGTCGTAGTCCTGGGGGACGGTCAGGGAGAACGGCCGCGAGGTGTAGGTCAGGGTGTCGGGGGCGACGGGAGCGCCGATCCAGCCCTCCTCCCGCCACGAGTACGGCGCGGGCAGCGCCATCCCGTAGGTGGCCGACCCGCCGGCACTGACCCCGTCGATGTCGATGACCCGAAACACTGGGGCACTGGTCGCCACGACACCCGAGCGGCGCAGGATCGGCACTACCTCGGTGCGCTCCACGGGGTCAATGGGGCAGCGCATCCACCGCTCCAAGTCCGCTTGGCGGCGCGCGAGTAGCAGCGCGCACGCAGCGGTCTGGTGAGCGCTCCACGGGGGGTTTGACAGGTAGTCGTTGACCTGCCCAACAGTGACAACCAGTGCCACTTAGACCCCGACGCCCGCGCCCAGTGACTGGGTTCCGCGCGCCTCACTGAGCAGGCCACCGCCGGGCTCGTTCACGGGCATCGCCGTCTCCGGGGTGTTGGGGGCGTCATCACCGCCGTAGCGGGCGTAGACGCTGCGCAGCACGTGCTGGCCACGATTCCACAGCTTGCGACACGACGGCTGCTGACAGCCTTCGGGGTACCAGGAGTAGTAGGCGTCGTCCTTGGCCGGCTCGTAGTCCGCTGAGGTGGTGTGCCCCGCGATCCATGAACCGGTCAGGGTGTGCGCCGGGGACGCCGGGTCCGCTGAGACCTCAAGTTGGCGTGACTGCGCGGCCGAGCCGGCGGGCGTGGACACGGGCGCTGATTCGGGGGCCGTGTCGCCCCCGCCGAGCACCGCTTGGGGGCGGGACGGCTTCGGGGTGCTCGCGCGACGGTTGCGCACCGCTGCGGCAGCGTCGTTGCGGGAATCTCTGTGGTCATCGGCCATGCGCCGAACGGTAACGCCATGGCCATGGCGCCACCGTCACGCCACGCGGTGACCATCCGGGCGACCAGCGGGTAACCGCCCGGCGCGGCGACGAACGCCCCCGCGATGAGTAGCGGGTACATGACGCCGATCTCGAAGGCCTTGCCGGTTTTGAAAGCCAGCCACTTCGGGAGGTGCACGAACTCCCAGCGCTTACCGGTGCGGGGGTGCTTGAACGGGAACAGCCAGCAGATGCCGCACTCGGTGACCGAGTCGCCGAGCATGTGGGTGAGGCACCCCAGGGTCGCTGCCGCGCCGAGCAGGCCCGTCCAGTGGGTGTCCAGAGCCCCGCCAGTGGATTGCGTGAGGTAGAACGCGAGGCCCATGCACACCGCTGCCGTGCCGGAGCGACCTGATGCGCGCAGGTACTTCCCTGGCAGCGGCACCCACTTTGAGCGCATCGCTTTCACGGCAACGTGCTTCAGGGCGAGCCCGATGTTGTGGTAGATGACAATGCCCAGGCGCCGGGGGGCGCTTTTGCCTTTCAGTCGGCTGGCGGACAGCTGCCGGTCGGGGTTGGTGGGCATGTAGAGCCCGCGCGCGGCCCAGTGCAGGGAGACGCCGAGCACGATGGGGGTGCCCCAGTGCGGCCAGACGGCGCAGATCACGGCCACCAGGGCACCCATGAACGCGGCACCGGGCCAGGTGTGGGTGGCGCCCCGGTGGATGACGGGCCTTTTGGGGTCGTCGGCTTCAGACCGGGTGGCGTAGTAGATGACCGCGCACAGGGTGACGACGAGGTGGTGCAGCGCGATGGTCAGCGCGCCCAGCGACGTGGTCACGGTGGATTTGCGCGTGTCACAGTCGGGCCAGTTGGCCCAGCCGGCGACGATCACCGCGACGATGTGCGGGATACCCCACGCGAGGTTGATGGTCGTGCACAGCTCAAAGAACAGGCAGGCGCCGTAGCCGGCGGTGGCACCCGAAATCGAGTGCCCCGTGGACATCACGTGCGGGTGTCCGGCTCAGCGAGCAGCGCGGCGAGTGCGTCGAGCAGGCCGAGGTCATGCTCATTTGGTTCGAGGATCAGTAGCGGCCCGAGTCGTGCCCAGTTGCCGTAGTACTCCTGGAAGGGTTCCCACTCGATTTCGGGACGAGGGGTCAGGGCGCGTAGCCGCGTGCGGATGTCGTTGAGATCAGCCATGTCGCCTCCTGGTAGACCGGAACGACACCCACTCTACCAGTTAACTGCGGGGCTGCGGAACACCCGCCAGCGATCTACGCTGCGGCATGACCGACTGCACAGATCTACGCGACATCATGGCCGTGCTGCCCCCGCAACGGATCTACATGGAACTGCGACCCGATCAGGCGCTCGCCGCGATCCGCGCCGACTACGGCCTCGGACCCGGCACACCCATCCTCAGCAGTGAGCGCCCCGCGCAGCTCTAGAGACCGACCCGCAGCGGCACCCAGGCGACCCGGATAGTCACCAGCGCCTCCTGCGGCGGGCAGTCCTGGACGGCTGGGGCGGTCGGCGCGGGCTCCACCGGGGCCGGCGGGGTCAGTGCGGGCGGCGGCGCGGGACGCGGCGGTGCGACTGACTGGCGCACCAGCGGGGGCAGGGGATGTGGCCGGGGCAGCGGTACCGGCGTCACCCGATGGGGAGGTGTCGCCCTGGCAGGGAGGGCTACTGGCGCCGGGGGTGCGACTACTACAGGGGCAGGCGCTGCGGCTGGCGGGCCGACCTCGACGCACAGCACACCCGAGAGCACCTTCGGTGGCTGGCACGGTGGCGTGACCGGCACTACACGCGGCGGGCCGCCCAGTCCCGGCGGGGGAGGCGCGGCCAGCCCATCACCGGGAGTGAAGATGGGCTCACACAGCACGTTGCCGCCCACAATCTGCCCCACCGGGCACGGGTCGGCGGTGGCCGCAGCGGGGACCGCGACCATCGCCGCGACCGTGCCCACAGAGGCCAGCGCAGCGAAGTATGGGATGGCGGGGCGACGGCGACGGTGCTTCATCAGGCGGGCCTCGCAAAGACGATGGTGTTGTCGGCGTAGCCGAACTGTCCCCCGATGAACTGACCGGAGCAAGTGATCAGACGCAGCTCGGAGGTCGGGGTGTAGCCGTAAACCTCCTGAGTGGGGAACTGCGGCTTGGGCTTCTGTAGGAGCCGGTAGACGGTGTAATTGAGCACCACCCCATCCACGCGGGTCACCGAGACCTTGTCGCCGACGCGCAGCTCGTGGAGGTGAAAGAAAATCCCCTCCTGGTGCGCACCGTGTACGACCGACCCGTCAACATGCCCGATGATGATCGACGGACCGGCCTGACCGGGCACCACCCCGGACTTACACGACGTCGCGGGGAGCACATCGGTCTGGCAGTAGTAGGCGGCCTGCTGGGGGTGCGTGACGTCGGGCTCGGCCAGCTCTTTGGTCTTCGGGTTGATGCCGATCGGTATCAGCGACGAGTGCGCCCCGATCTGGGGAATGTCGATGCTCGCCGGCTGCACCGGGGGCGGTGCCGCCATGTTGTGAACCGGCGGGGCGCTCGGCGGTGGGGTGTCCCCGCTACCGGCCGCTGAGCAGCCGGTAGCGAGGGCGAGCACTGCTAACGCAGACAGCAGTGCGACGCGACCACGGATCAAGAGATCTGGTCGCGCAGGGCACCGCCACCAGTGGGGGCGGGACCCGACGGAACTTCGCCGACCTGCGGGTTACTGGGGGTCACGACGATGGGGCCGTTGTTGATGACCGTCGGAGGGGCTTCCGGGGTGTCGGTCACGGGCGCCGGCTGGTCGGGGGTGTCCACGGGCGGAGCGGGCACCGGGGCCGGGGTGGGGGCGGCGCACTCGCTGCCGTGGATCCGGTCGGTCAGCAGGGCGATCTTCGCGTCGAGCAGGCGACCGGACTCCCGTGCCTCATCGAGGTGCTTCCGGGCCGTGTTGGCCTTGGCCTGTGCGAGGTCGAGCCGATTCTTGGCCAGGTTCACGTCGCCCTGGGTGGCGGTGGGAGGAGTCGCGTGGAATCCCGCGAGGGTGGAGTCGTAGGCGTTCTGTGCAGTGCGCAGGGCTTCGCGGGCGCTGCGGTCCTCATTCTGGGCATCCTGAACGCTGCGGTGGGAGTGGCCGGCGTCGATCCGGACCCGCACCAGGAGCAGCCGGTCCTGATCACAGTTGCCGCCGTTGCCGATGCCAACGTTGACGCGGATGGCGTCACGGTTGCCGGCGTCGCAGTTGACGTGGTTCTCGCACAGCGGGCGGGGACCGGGGTCGGCGGAAGCGGGGACGGCGATCGCCAGGGGGAGCAGGAACGCCCCCGCAGTGACGGCAGTCAGGATGGTCTTGCGTGCGCGCACGTGATCTCCTCTTGCGTGGGGCCGGAACGGGTGGTGCTCCGGTAGCGAGCGGACATTACCGCGCGTGCACGGACGGTCACGCTCTTAGGGTCCTCTCAGGAACCCCGCGTGTTGCGGGGCTGCGCAACTATGGTAGGGTTGGATTCGTTCCGACCAACCGCACGAGGGAGACCCACCCACATGGACGCCAAAGTCCTCGCACGCATCCGTGGCCTGCTCGCCAAGGCCGAATCAACCGAGTTCCCCGCCGAAGCCGAATCCTGCACCGCCAAAGCACTCGAAATGATGACCGCCCACGGTGTCGAACAAGCCCACCTCGACGCCGTCAGCGGCCGGCGCCCCAGCGCCACCTCCCTTCGCATCGACTTCGACAGCCCCTACAGCCTGGAGAAAGCCACCCTGCTGGGATGCGTCACCGAACCACTGGGCTGCAAGATCGCCATCTTTGGCACCCACCGCACCAGCGACTACGCCACCGTCGTAGGCATGCCCACCGACCTCGAACTCGTCGAAATGCTCTACACGAGCCTGCTCCTGCAAGGCACCACCCAGGTCGTCCGCCAGCGCCCCTGGGATGTCATGGAGTCCATCGCCGCCTACCGGCGCACCTGGTGGCTGGGCTTCGCCTACATCATCGAGAAGCGTCTCCAAGCCGCGTACGCCAAGGCCGTGACCGAACACGTCAGCGACGGGCCGTCCACCGCGCTCGTGCTCCGGGACCGCGCCGCACTGGTCGCCGACACCTTCGATGACCTGTTTCCCAAGCTGGGCAAGCCACATAAGCGCAACCTCACCGGCAGCGGTGGCGGAGCTGGCGCCATCGCCGGACGCAACGCCGACATCGGCACCGGCCGCCGCGTGGCCCGCACCCGGCAGGCGGCGATCCGATGAAACCCAGCGAGGGATGCGTGTGGAACGCCGTTGACCGGGAATGGCTGCTCACGGTCGTTGATGAAGCGCCGCTGGTCTTCGGCGCGGTGGCCGCGCCTCCGCATGGGGATTCGCAGCGGGCCCCGGAACGCTACGACGGTGCCTACGCGACGCACGGTCCCGATCGGTCCCGCGCATCAGTGCAGCCCTACACCCGCGAGTGCATGGTCGACTTCGATTGCGGCGGTTGCGCGTGCAGGTTCGTGATGGCGCCGTGCAATCACTGCATGGAGCACTGGGCGGAGGATCAGTCGTGAACGGACCCCGTGAGCCCTTCGAGGTGGAGACCGCGAAAATCCTGGGTGGCATCACAGCTGGCTGCCTGGGGGTCACGCTGGTCGTCTACACGGTGGCCCCGTTGGTGGTGACGGCCGTCCCCGCGCTCGTCACGGCGATCTTCCTGATCTTTTTTCTCTGGTCGCTATTCCGATTCACGATCGGCTGACCCGCCATGATCAGTCACTCCCGCAACGTGGTCGAATCAGCCGGCGGACTAGTCCTGACCCTCGACGACACCTACGGCAAGACCTGGCAGCAAATCATCACCGAACTCGACTCCCTCGCCGCCGACGGGGAACAGGTCTACGTCGAGCCCGCCGCGCTCGCCGGACTCATCCGGGCACTACTCGCCTACGGAGCGCTGCCGGCCAGCGTCGGCTGACCCCGCGTCGGAGGTCGAGTTGTTGTCCTCTGCCCGAGAACCCTGCCAGGCAGAGAAATGCCCCACGGCGTTGGCGTAGCACGAGATCAGGCCCACCCACAGCACGGAGTCGTGCCACCACAGCACCGTCGGGATGATCGCTAAGAACCACACCCCCGTAGCCGTGGAATGAAACCTCCGCCACGTCTTCGGGTTAGCCCACGCATCCTTGACCCGCTCGAAGCGGGGCCGACATTCCGAGCCCGGCCCCGCTCCGAACGTTGCCATCACACGTAGACGTAGCTGGCGGCCAGCGTCAAAGTCCCGCTGTCGTCGGTCACCGTGGTGGCCACGGTGGCGGCGGAATGCGCACCGGAGACACCCGTGATGGTGGTGTTGTTGACCACAGTGAAGCTGGTCAACGCCACGCCACCCAGGGCGGCACCCGACGCACCGTCGAAGTTGACGCCCTTGATGGTCACCGGGGTGCCACCAGCGGCAGCGCCCGTAGCCGGACTGATCGACAGAATCGACGCGGCCGGGTACAGCGCGACGATGTCGGCCTTGCGCACCTGCTGGCCGGCCTTGTACTTGATCCGGCGCTCCCCGTCGAAGGTCTTGAAATTGTCCTTATACGGGGCGTAGTTGAACGATTCGTAGATGTCCTCGTTGACGATGCAATCGGTCGCGGGAACATCGGTGGTCTTGGC